GAAGTAGGTAAGTGGTCAAAGGAAACACGCAAGTATTGGTTAGATTTTCAAAAAGAATTAAGTAAGTTTAAAGTTAATGGCAAACCTATTGACTTTGGTCTTTTAGAAGTTAAATATAAAAATAAAACGGTATCAAAAAATAGTTTTGAAAATGTTTTGGACTATTGTATAAGAGAAGAAAAATCTACAAGATATGCTGCAGGTCGTCTTTCTTCTAAATTGACTTGTTTAAGATGGGCATATGCATGGGCATTAATTGAGAAAAAAAACTTAATGGATGAATGGTTAAAAACTCTTTATTATGGTGCTAAAAAAGAATTTAGAGATACAAACGGACCTTTCGTAAAGATATACTAATGAAATTCACAGAATACTTAACAGAAGCCAAAGAAGGCAAAAATGTTCACCTTGAACATATTGAGGATGAAGTTCTCAATCGTGGTGTTGTGGGTGCGAGAGATGCAATCAATTTCTTACAATCATTAAGAGATATGCTTGCGGGTCATGCACAATCAAAAGTTAATGTCACAACAAAATGGGATGGTGCACCTGCAATCTTTTGCGGAACCAATCCTGAAAATGGTAAGTTTTTTGTTGGCACAAAATCGGTGTTCAATAAAAATGCTAAGTTAAACTACACAGAAGATGATATCGATACAAATCATCCAAGTGGTGGTTTAAATGAAAAACTTAAAGTTGCATTACGATATCTTCCAAAACTCGGCATTAAAGGTATTCTTCAAGGTGACATGATGTTCACCAAAGGTGACATTAAGAAAGAAACTATTGAGGGCGAATCTTATATTACATTTCAACCAAATACGATTGTATATGCAGTACCAACAGATTCCAAATTATCGCAGACAATGTTAGCTGCACAAATTGGTGTTGTATTTCATACCTCTTATACAGGTCGAACAATGGAAGATATGAAAGCATCTTTTAACATTGACATTGGTCGTTTAACACCAACAAAAGATATTTGGTTCAGAGATGCATCGTTTACAGATGCTTCTGGTTCTGCAACTTTCACCGAACAAGAAACAAAAGACATAACATATCTTCTATCTTTAGCAGGTAGAACTTTTCAATCAATCAATTCATTAGTTTTGAATCGCATTTCATCAAGTGAATCTATCTTAACTTATATCAAGACATTCAACAATACAAAGGTTCGTGAGGGTAAAAAGATAACAAATACTCAATCACATACACTTGAATTGATTCGTTGGGTAGAAGCAAAATTAAATAAAGACATTGCTGATGTGAAGAAAGCCGAAACAAAAGCAAAAAGAACAAAAGAAAAAACTGAGATTATGCGTTTCTTTAGAACAAATGCCGCACAATTAAGATTCATTTTTGATTTACAGAACTTATTGGTTGATGCAAAATTAATGATTGTTCGTAAATTAGAATCAATTCGTTCAATTGGAACATTTGTGAGAACAGATACAGGTTATAGAATTACTGCACCAGAAGGTTTTGTGGCAGTAGATAAATTAAAAGGCAATGCAGTTAAATTGGTCGATAGATTAGAATTCAGTCAAGCCAATTTCAACGCCGCAAAAAATTGGAGCAAATGATGGCATATGATTTAAGTAAAATTTTGGCAGAATATGGTGAAGATGATTTTGGATTTTCTGCCGTATCTGAAGAAGAATACAATAGAGTTATATCTGAAACTGCTGACACCGCAGAAGAATACAAAGCAAAATTAGACCAAGTTGAAAAATTAGTTCTTCCTTTTTTCACCAAACTATTAAAAACTGCTGATAAAGAATATATCTATTGGCCAAATCGCAAGGCACTTGTTGAATCACAAATACAAAAGATTCTAGCTTTGACAAGAGGATAAATTGAAAAACTATAAAAAATACATTACAGAAGGCACAGGCCTGCATGTATTTGATATTGATGAAACTTTGTTTAAAACAAGTGCAAAGATTCATGTGAAAGACCCTTCGGGTAAAACTGTCTCTAAATTGAGTAACCAAGAGTTTAATGACCACAAATTAAAACCTGGTCATTCGTATGACTTCAAAGAATTCAAAAGTGCGAAAAAGTTTCACGATGAATCCGAACCAATTCATCCGATGATTAATAAGTTAAATGCAATTCATAAGAATATTAAAGAAAAAGGACACAATAGTAAAATCATTATGAATACTGCTCGTGCAGATTTTGATGACAAACACACCTTTTTAAATAAGTTTAAGAAACATGGTATCGATGTAAATGATACACACATTCATCGTGCCGGCAATATACCTGGTAATCAACCGCCAGCAGAAAAGAAAAATGTAGTTTTAAGAAAACACTTGAATTCAGGAAATTATCATCATGTTCACATGTATGATGATAGTAAAACAAATCTAAATCATTTTTTAAAATTGCAAAAAGAATATCCAAAAATCAAATTTCATGCACACCATGTTACGCATGAAGGTAAAACAAAAAAACATATTCACGAAGCCGCATACGCAGGTAATATTGGTGCGATGGAAATGTTTAAGTTTTTTGAAAAGGCAAATGCACAACAAAAAGATAAACTCAAAGAGTTTATCCGTAAGAAAGAAAACAAAGCTGCATGGCAGTTAGTTCAAGATGTTACTGGCGTGAAACTACATAAAAGTGTGCATGAAGAATATGGTGCAGGTGAAGATGGTACGAATGAACTTCGGAAGAAATATCAAAAAGACACACCAGGACAAAAAATTAAATCATTTACTGATTATGTAAAGACTAAGTAAATATATCATTGGAGTTTATTATGAAAGACATTGTGGTTGGGTGTATCACCGGGTACACATTTGATAAAATTAAACCTTGGGTCAATTCTTTAGACCGTTGTGGTTTTGATGGCGTAAAGGCCATGATTTGTTATAATGTAGATTATGAAACTGTGGAAGAACTTGTCAAAAGACAATATACAGTTTTAGCGTTCGGTAAGAACGACAATCTAAAAAAATTCGAATACAAAGAAAACTTCTCTATTGTTGTGGAGAGGTTCTTACATCTATGGTATTTCTTTAAAAAGTTTCAAGGACAATACCGATACATTGTTTCTACCGATGTGAAAGATGTTATCTTTCAAACTAATCCATCAGAGTGGTTAGAAAAGAACATGAATGATGCACAGATTAATGTTGCATGTGAATCGATTCGGTACAAAGATGAAGATTGGGGTAATCACAATCTTTTCAAAGCATTTGGTCCTTTAGTTCACGACCACAACCAAAACAATCTCATTTACAATGCAGGCACAGTATCAGGCAAGTTTGATACGATGCTCGATTTCTTTTTAAATGTTTATATGATGTGTAATGGCACTTCTCATTTTACAGAGGGTGGAGGTGGTCCTGACCAAGCCGCAGTCAATATTCTTTTGAACATGAAACCTTATAGAGACATTACAAGATTTACTGCCTCTGAAGAAGGATGGGCGGCACAACTAGGTACAACAGGTCCACATATTGTAGGTAAATATGCTGACAAGCTGGTTGAAAAAACTCCAATTTTAGTAGATAATACAGTATGCACAAGTGATGGCACACCTTTTGTAATGGTACATCAATATGACCGTGTGCCAGAATGGAAAGGGATAATTGAGAAAAAATATGAGTGAATATCAAATTGATTGGAATAAATTGGCAAAGTTTAATGTTGTAGTAAACACACAGCCAAAGAATTCATTAGAAGATGTGATAAAGAATGATGAGTTGGTTTCATGGATGAGAGAATATCCTGATGCAATGGATATACTGAACAAAATCAAGGACAAAAAATGAGTGATGAATTTATTATAGACACAACACAAAACATGATTAGAGGTGAAAAAGTGGTTAGTCAAGACCCATTTCATCATTTGCCTGCAACAGAATGGGTTCAAAAACAAATTGATTGGAGAAATAATTCAGACGCATCTGGTCTTGGTTTAGAAAAACTTTTTGTCGAACATTTTGGTGACAAAGAAATCGTTGGTGCTGAAATCGGCGTTTGTCTGGCCGCATCAACAGAACTCTTTATGAAAAATGTACCAAGTATTAAAAAGTATTATGCAATTGATAGTTATCCAACTTACATAGATTGGAATGGTGCAGATTTTAATGAAGAACGCCAAAAATTAATGAAACAATATGCAATCGATGTTCTCAAACCATTCAAAGAAAAAATTGAATTTATCTATGAAGATAGTTCAACTTTTGCCAACTCTATTGAAGATGAATCTTTAGATTTTATTTTTATTGATGGCGACCACTCATATGATGGATTTACTAAAGATTTGAGTAGTTATTTTCCTAAAGTAAAAAAAGGTGGAATTGTTTCTGGTGATGACATTACTTTAACAACTATTAGTAATGGCCTAAATGATTTCTTTTCTGAAAATAAACCTGATATTAAAACAGGTGAGAAAATGTGGTACCTGATAAAGGAATAAATTATGCCTCAGTTAAAAATGGATTACTTGAACAAGTATTCAGAAAAGAAAGTATTTGTTGAAAGTGGAACTTATGAAGGAGATACAGTTCAAACTGCAATTGATTTTGGATTTGAAGAAATACACAGTATTGAATTGTTAGACAAGTATTATGAAATGTCTAAAGAAAGATTCAAAAATTATCCACAAGTTAAAATTTGGAAAGGCGATTCGCCAGATATTCTCAGAGATGAAATTATTCCAAATCTTAAACATCAAGCAACATTTTGGTTAGATGCTCATCGTAGTGGCAAATTAGAAGTGCCTGGTAGTGAAAAGTATGGCGCATGTCCGCTTGTTTATGAAGTTACTGAAATTGGAAAATCAAAAATTAAAAATCATCTTATCTTTGCCGATGACCATAGATTGTTTGATACACAAGGTTGGGACTTTCTAAAGAAAAGTGATTATATTGATGCAGTATTAAAAATCAATCCTAATTATAAGTTCACCAATTTAGATGGTGGTTTTAGTTTTGGTCGCCAATTTCCTGATGATGACATTTTCTTGGCATATATTGAATGAAAAAGATTATTATTTGGGGTGCAAAATTAGATTCAGGTCACACGCATGGGTTTGCACATCTTGGTTTTTATCGAGCCGCTGAATATCTAAAACGACCTGTTTATTGGTTAGACAATAGAGACAATGTAGAACCTGAGTTCTTTGATGATTCAATTATCATTTCAGAACAATGGTTAGTAACAAGAAATGGATTGAGTAATAATCTACCATTAAGAAAGTCATCACATTATTTTGTCAATTATGTTGGCAACAAACCTGCATCACCAGATAATGAAATGAATCCTGGTGCAAGTCATTATATTGATAGAGTTGGTCGTTTAACTGAGTTTCGTTTTGCATGTAATTGGGGTGTCGATGGCGTCCCCGATAAAGCATGGGCATACAAATTCGAAAAAGAAAAATGTGAACAACTGCCAAATAGTTTTGCCTCATTCGAAAAAGGAAAAGACTATGATATTCTTTACACACTATGGGCTTCCGATTTAACTCCTGATGAAATTAATTTTGAAGATAGATTAACACCCTTTAACGAACCGAAGTATGCGTTCTTTAGTGGAACAATTTCGAAAGGATGGGGAAATGCAGATGATGGAAATGAATCTCTTTTTATGCCTTTTATCCAAGAGTGTGAAAAAAACAATATACAATTTGCATATAACAATTCACATCAAACACCTGTTACACATCAACAGTTGAAGAAGTGGGTTTTAGAATCATTTATCCCTTTAGATATTAGACCAAAGAATCATTTAGCTAATAATTATGTTCCTGACCGATTGTTGAAGAATGTGAGTTATGGTCAGTTACCTATTACAAATTCTAAAGCTGCGTATGAATTTTTTGATGGTGATGCGGCATATTCAAGTGACACCGCAGAATTGTTTCACATAGCAAGAGAAATGCAAGAAGATCCAAAAACAAAAGATAGAATTTTAAATCAAATGAAAAAGGTTAAAGAGTATCATACTTTTGTTAATCGTTTGAAAGACATTATTCACATTTCGGAATCATTATGAAAAAAGTTGCGTTTATTACAGGCATTACAGGCATGGTTGGTTCGCACCTTGCGGACTTTTTAATTGAAAATACAGATTGGGATATCGTTGGTCTTATTCGTTGGAGAAGTCCACTACATAATATTAGCAACCTGATTGAAAATATCAACAACATGAATCGGGTTAAATTAGTTTATGGAGATTTAAATGATGGAATATCGATTGACACGGCAATCAAAGACAACAGGCCTGATTATGTTTTCCATTTGGCGGCCCAAAGTTTTCCTAAAACGAGTTTTGATTCGCCACTTGAAACACTAAATGTTAATGTTCAGGGCACAGTAAGATTACTTGATGCTTGTAAGAAGTGGGCACCTGATGCACACATTCATGTATGTGCTTCATCAGAAGTTTTTGGTCGTGTACCACAAGATAAACTTCCAATCGATGAAGAATGTAGTTTTCATCCTGCATCACCATATGCTATTTCAAAAGTAGGAACAGACCTTGTTGGTCGTTTCTATGCAGAAGCATATAATATGAATGTGCAAACTACTCGTATGTTTACTCATACAGGTCCTCGCCGTGGTGATGTATTTGCGGAATCCACATTTGCAAAACAAATTGCAATGGCAGAGGCAGGCTACATTGAACCAGTTATCAAAGTTGGCAATCTCAAATCACTCAGAACAATTGCAGATGTAAGAGATGCCGTTAGAGCATACTATTTGTTGTTGACACATAATCCTGTACCAGGTGCATACTATAACATTGGTGGTACTTTCACCTGTGAAATTTCAGATGTATTAAACACACTATTGTCTATGTCACCAATAAAAGAGAAAATCAGAATTGAAGTTGATCCGGCTAGATTACGGCCAATCGATGCAGACTTGCAAGTACCCAATACAGAGAAGTTTCGTTTGCATACAGGTTGGAAACCAGAGATTCCATATCAACAAACAATGGAAGATTTGTTAAACTATTGGCGTGATAGAGTTGCCGAAGCAAGTGGAAAGTTTGTAATTAGATGATTATTATTAGAACACCTTTCCGCATTTCATTTTTTGGTGGTGGTACAGATTATCCTGCATGGTATAAAGAGCATGGAGGTTCTGTAATTTCTACAACCATCAATAAGTATTCGTTTCTTGTTCTCAGAAAATTGCCAAATATTTTTGATTACAATTATCGTGTTCGTTATTATGAAAAGCAAGAAGCACAAAAAGTCGATGAGATTAATATTCCAGTTATTCGTGAAGCAATCAAATACATGAATTATCAAAAAGGTGTGGACATTACACATCATGGTGATTTACCTAATCGAACAGGCATTGGATCAAGTTCTAGTTTTACTGTTTCTTTATTGCACGGTTTGGCAGTTTTAAAACATGAAAATATCACCAAAAGACAATTAGCAAGAGATGCAATTTACCTTGAACAATCTATTTTAGGTGAAGCAGTTGGTTCTCAAGACCAAGTTGCAGCTGCATTTGGTGGTCTGAATAAAATTGATTTTGTTATTGGCGGCGAAGCAGACTTTGTTTGTTCACCTTTAGTAATTAAAAAGAACACACTTAAAAAACTTGAATCGTGGGTTCAATTATTTTTCACAGAACAATTGAGAAATGCTCACGATATTGCAGACAAAAAAATCACAAACATTAAAGAAAAAAAAGTAGATTTAAAAGACATGCAAGATTTGGTCGTAGAGGCAGAAAAACATTTGTTTTCTGATAACATTGAAGATTTTGCAAAACTATTGAATGAACAATGGTTGATTAAAAAAAATATGGAAAAATCTATATCAAATACTGAAATAGATTACATCTATGAAAAAGGAATTAAAGCCGGTGCAATAGGTGGTAAACTACTTGGTGCAGGCGGTGGTGGTTTCATTTTATTTTTGACACCACCAGAAAAACATGAAAAAGTAAGAAAAGAATTAAATCTCAGAGAAGTGCCTGTTGATTTTGAATATTTGGGAAGTCAAGTCATTTACCACGACTATCAAGATGAGGAAGAATAATATGAAAATTTATGTGGCGGGTCATCGAGGGTTAATTGGTTCTGCAATAGTTCGCAGACTGATTGATTCTGGTGTTAACTCAAATAATATTATTACAAGAACACATAACGAATTAGATTTAACTAATCAAGTGGCAGTTACAGAATTTTTTACAAAGAATAAAATCGACCAAGTTTATGTCGCAGCGGCAAAAGTTGGAGGCATTGTAGGTAACAACACTTATCCCGGTGATTTTATTTACAAGAATCTTATGATTCAGAATAATGTAATTCATCAAGCATATACACATGGTGTTCAAAAACTATTGTTCTTAGGTTCAACATGTATTCTTCCAAAGTTTGCAGAAAATCCAATCAAAGAAGAAGCTTTGATGACAGGTAAATTAGAAGAAACAAATGAACCTTATGCAATTGCGAAGATTGCAGGTATCAAAATGTGTGAGAGTTACAATCGTCAATTTGGTACAGACTATCGTTCAATTCTTCCATGCAATCTATATGGACCTGGTGACAATTACGATGAACAAAATGGTCACTTAGCCGCAGGTGTAATTCAAAGATTGCATCGTGCTAAAGTAAATGATGAAAGTCAATTCATTGTATGGGGAACAGGTAAACCTAGGCGTGAATTTGTTTATGTTGATGACATGGCAGATGCCGCAATTCATGTGATGAATGTGGATAAAAAATTGTGGGATTCGGTAACAGAACCTATGCAAAACTTTGTAAATGTGGGTGCAGGCCAAGATATTGAAATTGGTGAATTTGTAAAAATTGCCATGAAAGCGCTTGACTACAAAGGTGAAATAGTGTATGATATCAGTAAACCTAATGGAACAATGAATAAACTTACCGATAATAGTAAGATTACTAAGTTAGGTTGGACACCAAAAACTGATTTGTCAATTGGAATTAAGAAAGCGTATGAATGGTATGTCAATAACATCGCAAATAAATCAACGACTATCTAACTATGCGAACCGTGTTAACGCAGGTTTAGAATCGGTCAATAAAGAACAGTTGCAAAAGGTCTTAGAAACATTAGAAATAGCATATAAGAAAAGACTTCCTGTATTTGTATGTGGCAATGGTGGTTCTCTTACAATGAGTGACCACTTTCATTGCGACCATGCAAAAGGAACTCATTATGATGCACATTTGAGGCCAAAAATTGAACCACTTACATCAGGTTCAATATTGACAGCGATTGCAAATGATATTGGTTATGAAGATGTTTTTTCTTTTCAGCTAAGTATGAAAGGTAGTGCAGGTGATATTCTTGTTGCAATTTCAGCATCAGGTAATTCACCAAATATTGTCAATGCAATTAAGAAGGCCAAAGAATTGAACATGGACACAATTGCATTTGTTGGGTTTGATGGCGGTGAAGCCGCAAAACTCTCTGACATAGTGCTGCATGTGCAAGAAGATAATTATGGAATTATTGAAGATTGTCATCAATGTTTAATGCATATTTTGGCACAACATATTCGTGAAACAAATAGTAAAAATAATGGAATAAAATTATGAAAGTTGTTATTGTAACAGGTGGATTTGATCCTATTCATTCAGGTCACATCGCATACTTCAATGCCGCAAAGTCGCTAGGTGATAAACTTGTCGTAGGTCTTAATTCTGATGGGTGGTTATCTCGTAAAAAAGGTCGACCATTTATGACATGGCACGAAAGATGTAAAATCCTTCAGAATTTAAAGATGGTCGATTTTGTAATTGAATTTAATGACGATGATGATACTGCTCGTAACGCAATTAAACTCACAAGACAAACTTTTCCTGATGCAGAGTTAATTTTTGCAAATGGTGGTGACCGTGGAACAGGCAATACTGCCGAACAAGATGTGCAAGATGATAAACTCACCTTTGCATTTGGTGTTGGTGGTGAAAATAAGATGAATTCATCATCATGGATTCTACACAATTATTTCGAAAACAAAACAAATAGGCCTTGGGGTTACTATCGTGTTTTACATGAAACAGAAACTTGTAAAGTTAAAGAACTGACTGTAAATCCTGGTTTGTCTTTAAGCATGCAAAGACACCAATACAGAAATGAATATTGGCATGTTGTTTCTGGCAAAGGTGTTGTCTATGAAGAAAGACCTAGTTCATCAGTAAGAAAAGAGTTATACAAAGACCATCATGTAAATATTCCTTGTGGTGTTTGGCATAAACTATCAAATCCTTTTGAAGAACCATTACAAATTATTGAAATTCAATGGGGTTCAAAATGCATTGAAGAAGATATTGAGAGAAAATGAATAAGAAAATTTGCTTTGTAGTTCACCGATATGCACCATATCCAGGTGGTTCTGAATATTATGTTCAACAAATGGCCGAAGAATGTGTGCAAAGACACCTTGATGTTACAGTAGTTGCAGGTGAACACAAAGGACCTCTTAACGGTGTTCGTGTTACATCAGACCCAAATGAATTAATAGATAAAGACCTTGTCGTTGTTCATGGTGGTGATGTTGGTGTGCAAAACTTTGTATTAGAACATGCACAACAAATTAATTCACCTATTCTCTACATGTTAATTAAACCTTCTGAGAGTCCTACTTGTTTAAAAGGTTTAAGAGAATGTAAGTTCATTGGATGTTCTGCACCTGAAGATTGGGACCATGTAAAAAAATGGATGATGCAAGGCAAATCACATAAAGTTATTCATGGCATTTCACCAACTGATTGCATTGGCACAGCAGGTCGTTTTAAAGACAAATACAATATTCCAAAAGACAAACGAATGTTTCTATCGTGTGGTGGTTATTGGCCAAATAAGAAGATGATTGAATTGGCAGAAGCGTTTCGAAAGGCAGAACTAAAAGATGCCATTCTTGTAACTACCGGGTATGATAATAGATTTAATATTATGCCACATGCCTCAGACAATGTTATGCCGTTAATGGTGGAAGACCCTAAGGACATTAAAGACGCTATTGTTGATGCGGACTGTTATGTTATGAATTCAAGCGAGGAGGGGTTTGGTCTCGTCATTCTGGAATCGATGATTAACAAGACGCCATGGATTTCACGGAATATTGCTGGTGCAAAACTGCTTTCTCGGTATGGAACAGTCTATGATACCGAAGAACAGTTAACCGAAATACTTAAAACTTGGGAGCCAGACGATTTCACTACCGCATTGGCCTACAAACATGTATTACAAAACCATCTAATAAAAAACACAGTTGATGATATTCTGAGTCTCATTTAATTATAAATACATCATTAAATAATTAAAAATTAACGCTGTAGAGGCGGAGAGATATGAGATTTGCAGATTTTTTGCGAGAGCAAAAAGAAAAACATGCCGTAATGGCATTTGGCCGAATGAATCCGATTACTGTCGGCCATGAAAAATTAGTCAATAAAGTCCAAGAACTTGCGAAAAAAGTCGGTGGTTCGGCGCACATTGTCGTATCACATTCGCAAGACCCAAAGAAAAATCCCCTTACCGCAGCACAGAAACTTAAGCATGCCAAAAGAGCATTTCCTGGTGTAAATGTTTCTGCATCCGATAAATCTGCACCTAACTTTCTCGCACAAGCCGCAAAGTTATACAAATCAGGTGTTACGCACTTTCACATGGTTGGCGGACAAGACCGTGTTGATGAATACAAAACTTTATTAAACAAATACAATGGAGTAAAAGGTCCACATGGACTTTTTAATTTTAAAAATATTGAAGTTCATTCTGCCGGTGATAGAGACCCCGATGCAGAAGGTGTGGAAGGAATGTCTGCAAGTAAAATGCGTGAACTTGCATCAAAAGGAAACTTTAAAGAGTTTCGTAAAGGTGTGCCATCTAAAATGTCTGATGCTCAAGCTAAAGACATGTATAATGATGTTAGAAAAGGCATGGGTGTAAATGAATCTGTTGATGAAGATTTTGAAACTTTATTAATAGAAGGCGTCCACGATAAATCAATATTCAAAGCGGTCTTTCTGGCTGGCGGTCCTGGTTCGGGAAAAGATTATGTCCTCGACAATACTCTTTCAGGTCACGGCTTAACAGAAATCAATTCAGATAAAGCATTAGAGTTCTTAATGGACAAAGAAGGTCTTGATAAAACAATGCCTTCATCTGAACAAGAAAAGAGAGACTTGGTTCGTGGTCGTGCAAAGGGTATGACAGAACTTCGTCAACGCCTTGCACTTCTTGGCCGTAATGGTCTCATCATCAATGGTACTGGTGATGACCATGAAAAGATTAGTCGCATTAAAGACCGATTAGAAGAAATTGGTTACGACACCTCAATGGTTATGGTAAATACTGACGATGAAGTTTCTAAGCAAAGAAACATCGAAAGAGGTACCCGTGGCGGTCGTACCGTGCCAGAAGAAATTCGCAAACAAAAATGGGATGCCGTTCAAGCATCACGACCAGAACTTGCAAAAATGTTTGGTGACAAATACATGGAGTTTGATAACTCTGAAGATTTACGCCAAGCATCACCAGAAGTAGTCAAAGCCAAAAAAGATGAAATGTTACAACTGTTTAAAAATGTTCAACAGTTTGTAACAGAACCACCACAATCTGAAGCCGCATCTCTATGGGTTGCACATGAGATGGATGTAAATGATAAATTACCAATTCCAAAAGATGGTGCAGAAATGACACCACATCCAGATTCTGGTGCTGCACAAGAAGCACGAAGTATGGGACTTCAATATTATGGATTTGGTCGTTATGGTAAAAATGGCAAAGTTACACATCGTTCTATTCACGACAAATTAGTTGAAGTTCAAAAAGGTGAACCTGAACAACCTAATATTCCTGTTCCAGGCACTTCAATGAAAAAGAAAACAGTTAACGAAGAATTTGAAGAAGTCTTTTCAGAAGATTTACGCAATTGGTTTAGTAAATCACATCCAGAGGGTGATTGGAAAAGAATCAACAGTAAAGGTGAAGCAATTGGTCCTTGTGCAAGAGAACCAGGCGAACCAAAACCAAAATGCATGTCGAGAGCCAAGCGTGAATCTCTTACTAAAAAAGAAAGAGCATCTGCGGTTCGTGCCAAACGCAAACACGATCCAAATCCTGAGCGTAAAGGTGAACCAATTAATGTTTCAAATTATGGCAAAGGCAAATTGTCAGAAGAAAAGAAAAAAACCAACCTATTCAAAGATAGTGATGGTAAAGTAAGAATTTTTATGTTACGCCGTGCAGCAGCAAAAGAAGCACACATAATGAATGGTACAGTCATACCTTATAAGAATGGCTATGTTATTAAATTAAATGAGGAGAATCAAAATGTTCAAAGCACTAATCAACTATCTGAAAATCAAACCAAAACAGGAATCTCAGTCTCATCCTTTAGACGGTTCAACCAGAGTGGCACAAGAGAGAATGGAAAACTTATCTCAGAAGGTGTCGCAGAACTCACAACCGGTTCAGAATACGCAAAAGGCGGAATCGAAGCCACGCCAACAACAACCCAAGAAACCGGCAGTTCAAACCAAGGCAACAAAATCACACTCGCAAAAATCAGGTCAAAACAAAAAGAAGTCCGCAAAGAGAGTATAGACAAAGGCATTGAACCTGGTCTTTCAATGGCATCATCAGGAGAAAATTCTACAAGAGGCGGTATTACTAGAATCAAACCTATTAAGAAACCACTTGAAGAATTAACTGGTGATGAAACTACGATGAGTATTGGTGATAAAAAAGAAGATGAACTTAAAAAAGTTGGTATCAATTTACAATCATTTAAAGCAAAGAAATTTGTAGGATAATATGAAATCATTTAAATCATACATTGCCGAAAGATGTTGGGATGGTTATAAGTCCGTAAAAGGTAAAAAACCATATTCACCAGGCTCTTGCGTAAAAGAAGATGAACAAATCGATGAAGTGGCCGCATGGCAACGCAAAGAAGGTAAAAATCCTGAAGGCGGTTTGAATCGTAAAGGCATTGAATCTTATCGCCGTGAAAATCCTGGTTCAAAACTTTCAATGGCAGTTACAACAAAACCATCAAAGTTAAAACCTGGTTCGAAGGCAGCCAATCGCCGTAAATCATTTTGTGCTCGTATGGGTGGTATGAAAAAGCGTTTAACATCAGCAAAAACTGCAAATGATCCAGATAGCCGTATTAACAAAGCATTGAGAAAGTGGAACTGTTAAGGAAAAAATATGTCAACTAATGCAACATTCAAAATGTTTGCCGACAAAATGGGCGGCACAAGAGCCAATAATTATATTGGAACAACTGGTGAAGTATTCTATGATATTGATGGTACAACACCACTAAGGCTTTCTGATGGTGTAACGCCAGGTGGTATACCTTTTGGTGTTGCTTCTGTTAGCACATCATTTAATCCACAGTTTCGTTCAAATACAGGTAACACTTTAGCAGGAACAGTATCAACTGGAAGTTATGTTAAACAAGGCCCAATTGTTCACCTTAGAATCAATGTTGATTTTGCAAATACAACCGACTTTGGTGCAAACAATCAATATATGTTTACATTACCATTTCCTGTTGCCTCTACAATAACACTTCGTGGTGGAACATTACATAATGAAGGTACTGATGCAAGATATCATATTGCTGGCATAACAGATATAGAAGATGCTTCACCAGATGCAAATACAACAATGAAATTGTATTATTCAGGAAGCACAACTGATTTAGCTTGGAAATATAGCACACCAGTTGCCGCAACATCAAACACTAGCCACTTTGATTTAAGTGGTTCCTACGAAACAACTTCAACTTCGGTTGCATAAAAAAATTAATTAAACTAGGAGAACTCCATGTATTCTAACAATAAACTAATTCGTGATGTAGCCGATATTGCGGCACAAATTATGTCTGGTCAACAAAAAGTTGATGAAAAATTACATCCAAATCAACAGAAATTGGATGTGCATGAGCCAGAGAAAGATGAGTTAACTGCTGATGACTTCAAAAAACTCCGTGCAGGTAAAAAACCTGCCGATGTGAAGAAAGAAGAAGTTGAACAGATTCAAGAATATGAATCAAAAGGTGGTGTTTATAGACACAAAGGTACCTACGGCACAGAAAAATCTGTTGAAGCAGGTTATACAGATTACGACAAAGAAAACGAATTGGCTAAAAAGAATTTAAAAGATAAACCAAATCGTAAAAAATATGGCGCTCGTCAAAACTTTGTTCGTTCTACCCGTGTTAATGAATCATTTTCTGCTTTATTGGGTGTTTATAAAGAATCGGGTCTTAAAGGTCTTGAAGAAGCATTAGTTAAAGAAGAACCAACCAATGACCAATACAATGCAGAGTTAGAAGATGCAAAGGCAAAAGCCGAAGGTAAAAAGAAACAACCAGATTTAACCAAAGGTTATATTCAAGCAGTTAAGAATGAAGAAATTGAAGTTTTAGATGCTGATAAAATAAATGGTGTTCAAATTGACACTATTGAAGAAAGAGAAATGACCGAACCAGAAATGAAAAAGCGTGAAGAAATTGTTAAATCAATGAAAAAAGGTATGACAGGTTTCAAAGAGCGTTATGGTGAAAGAGCAAAGAATGTTATGTATGCCACCGCAACTAAACAAGCGATGAAAGACTAAAATGAAAAAGTTTAGAGACCTTACTAAAAATATGCAAGAAGAAAAAAAAGACAAGTATGATGAAGGCGAATATGACCAAGAAGGTGATATGGCCAAATCTGACTTGCGTTCAATCATTGCTAATGCAAAGAAAATGCACGACATGATTGAAGATGATGATAATCTACCAGAATGGGTTCAGTCAAAGATTACTAAAGCAGAAGATTACATTTCAACTGTTGCCAATTACATGGAAGCAGAAATGAACGAAGAAGTAAAATTGCAAGAATCTGGTGGACCAGTTGTATATAAAAAGGGTGATGACCATATTGAAAAGTATGGTGAAGATTCTTTTGCACTCTACAAAGATGGTAAAAAAGCAAAATATTACACATCACTTGAATCTGCAAAAGAAGCAATGAATGAAGATATTGAACATTTAGATGAAAAGAATGTACCAACTTCACCAGAAAAATGGTCACAAGCAAAAGCGCAAGCAAAGGCCAAGTTTGATGTTTATCCATCTGCATACGCAAATGGTTGGGCAGCAAAGAAATACAAAGAAATGGGTGGTGGTTGGAAGTCTGTAAGTGAAGCAAAACAAGAAAAACCACCATTTGATCCAGACCCACCAAAAAAACAACAAGTGGTTGCTGGTAAGTATGGCGTAGGTTATTCTACTGCTCGTCATCTTGCAAGAATGGCAATGCAAAAACAATCTGATAAAATGAAAAAGCCTATTAAAGAAGAAGAAATGTCTAATAAGGCACAGATTGTTAAAACTATTGCAAAAAAGAAAAAAGATTCGGCTGATTCTTTTCAAAAAGATCCAATTATCAGCAAATCACAAGTTAAAATGTAATTTTGATTGATAACATAAATAATATACAAACTTATTCTTTAGGAGAGAAAAATGTCTTTATGGTCTAATACAGACGCTGACACAAGCGCACCAAAGTATGCGGTGGCAGGTGGTCTAGGTGTATCTGCCAATGGTTTTGTTACCTATGGCAATACTACAACAGACGCCTTTGTTACTGGTATCGCTTTGGGAACATTTGGTGTATCTGCTGATGAAACTGTTGGTACAGGTAATGTATCAACATTCACAGTTCAAAACTCTGGAACAGGTGCCTTTGGTCTTCCAACTGTAACTGTTACTGGCGCAAATACAACACAAGCAACCGCAACAATTAATGTTAAAGTTGTTTCCGCAACAATTAATGTAAGTGGTACTGGTTACGCAGTTGGTAACACAGTTTTTGTTAATGCTGGTGCCAATACAACCCGTGCAGTTTTAACTGTTTCAGGAGTTGATGTAAATGGTAATGTTACTGGTTTAACAATTACCAATGCTGGTAAATATTCAACAGTTATTTCTGCTGCAACAAATAATACCACATTCTTATCTAATACCGCATCTGGTTCAGGTTTGACTGCTAACATTCGTTTTGGTATTGAATCTGTTACAGTAAGCAATCCTGGTCAAGATTACAACCAATCTACTGTTGGTGCAACTGTTACTGGTAACGGAATTTCTTCTGGTGCGGTTACAGTTAACCTAGATGGTAATGATGCATCCAACAAAGGTGCTCATGCAGGTTGGGTATTACGCAAAGTTGGTACAGGTGGTCGTGCAGGTCGTGTTCAAGTTGAAACATTGGTTGCAATGGGTTCAATGACAGGTGACGGCGCAGACGATACACAGTTTGGCGAATAATGCGTTTTAAAAAATATCTAGACGAAATGGCCGAGATTGAAAACGGCCAAGAAGAAATGGAATCTGAAGAATCAGAGGACCTTTCACAAGTAAATTTTCGTCTAGCAGATGAGTTGGATGATACTTTTATCTCTCCCGAAAGTGGTATCTTGGCAATCCGTAAAGTGTTAGAAAAATTCGATTTAGAATTATCGGCACTTTACGGTGTCAACCCTGAAGGAGAAGAAATAGTAACAGATATAGGTGAAACAAACCTTTACATTTTGTATAATCTCACCGATGATGGTCGTTATGAGTTTTACGCTGAAATTGGCGATGAAGAACGCATGGAAGAACTACTATCGGATGAGGAGATTGACGAAGAAGAAGAATAATAATGTCTTTTGATGATTTGACAAATGAAAACATAATGTTATACTTGGTAAAAGCATATGATAGACCAAATTGCATTATGAGTGAGTTTAAAGACGATATGAAACGATTTAATTACCTTAAAAGGTTGTTTAAGCGTTATCGCAAATTAGGTGAATTAAGAGAACAATTAGTTCTTAACCATTTAGTTGTATTATACAATGTTTTTGGTCCAGAAGTTGCAACAAGAACATTATTTTTTAAAATGTCAAAAGATGACTATTCTACATTAAAAACATATTTGCTTTTTTTAAGTTATATGCCAGAGCGTGTGCGTGGTATAAAAGGGCAAGATATAATTTCTTCTGATGTTCCTGTTGATATGGTTGTGGCGAAAACACTAAGAGATTTAAAATGATTATTAGTTCGGGTATTAGAGTTGGTGCTGGTGTCAGTATTATTCCTGAAAACAACATCACATATACTGCAGGTTTGTTTAAGACAACTTATGCTGGTTATTTTGCCGATGTGCCTAGTTTCTTTGCAACAGCTACACCGACAACATATGGTACAAACCCAGCAACATCGGTACAAACTACTGCAATTTCTGAAGCGGGTAGTGATGATGGGTCAAATTTTAGTTGTGAATGGTTAGGTTATTTTTTACCAAACACAACAGAAACTTATACATTTTTTACAGCAAGTGATGACGCTTCTTATGTTTGGGTGGGTTCAAATGCATTAACTGGTTTCACAACCGCAAATGCAATAGTAAACAATGGTGGTGCTCACGCTGTTCAAGAAAGAAGTGGAACTATTTCATTAACATCTGGTGTATATTATCCAATAAGAATACAATTTGGTGAAGCTGGTGGTGGTGATGCAATGACATTTAATTATTCAACACCAACAATATCTAAAACAACAACAGTAACAGGTAGAGTGTTTTATAACGCAGCAACAAATGGATTTTAAATGGCAAACGAATTTAAAAAAGAATGTGGTGTAGGTTATTATTGGTGTTCAACCGATATGGTCTGCAAACCTATACAAGAAGATGCACCAGTCAACAATGTTGGCGATGGCAAAGTGGCAGGTCTTGGTGTTGGTTCACAAGGTGAGCCAGGTGTAAAGAAAATGACTAAGAAAAAAATTATTCCGTTTAAAATGTTTACAAGGAAAAAATGAGTTACTTATTTCTTTCTTTTATACCCGCAGCTTGGATTGCATATGTAATTCATGCAATTTTCTTTGCAGGTGTTATTGGATTAGTAGTAGGTGGTTTTGCATCTAAAATTCCATTTATTAGTGCATATGGTAATATCGTTAAAGCCGTTGCAGGAATTTTATTTGTCATTGGTTTGTTCTTAGAAGGTTATAACTTTGCATCACAAGAATGGATTGCAGAATCTCAGAGATACCAAGAACAAGTTAGACTTGCTGAAGAAAAATCAAAAGAAGTTAATACACAAATTCAAACTGTTTATCGTGACAAAGTAAAAATTGTCAAAGAACAGGAAATAATTATTAAAGAAAAGATTAAAGAAGTTGAAAAAATTATTGATGCGAAGTGTGAAGTCACACCAGAATCAATTCAGATTTTAAATCAGGCAGCAAAAACTCCTGTGAAAGAGGAGAAGAAGTGAAAAAATTATTTCTTTTGCTACCTGTAATTTTATTAACTGGTTGTCTAAAATCAATACCAGTTAAGATGGATTTTCCTAGTGTTCCTGAAGAAATGCAACAGGCATGTCCAGATTTAAAACAAACACAAGAAAACGAAACAAAGTTAAGTAAGGTAATTGAAGTTGTGGTAGAAAACTATACACAGTATCACGAATGTAAATTAAAGATTGATGCGTGGATAGAGTGGCATAAACAACAAAAACAAATATCGGACAGTATTAAATGAAAAAACTTATTGTATCATTAATCGTTATTTCTTCTTTATCTGGTTGTGCTTTGATAGATGCATACTTGATGGCAGGTTATGATAGTAATGAATATGCCATGGTGAATAAGGTTAGAACTAAAGCAGAACTTTCGGTAGAAGATTGTAAAGACCCTATTAAATCGAAACAAAATGCGGATGACCTGTATAATACCGCAGTTGAATTGAGAAATTTCGCAGTTAATATTCCTCGCAATGAAGATACGGCTAAATTAGCAGGTAATTTAGTTGAACTTACAAAACAAGGAAAAGAACAATATGTCAAAAATCCTAATGTATCTGAAACATTTTGCAAACTCAAGTTACAACAAATTAGTCGCTCTGCTGAAGTCGCTCAAAAAGTGATTGGAAAGAAACCAAAATGAACCACTTACAACAAATTGCACAATCATATGAAGAATATACATCTTTATACAATGCAGGACAAATTAGTGCCACAGAATATAAATCATTGCTAGAAGGATTGGAAGTAGAGAAAGCCGTTTCAATGAACGCAGAAGAACTACAATATAAAGAAAATTTAAACATTGCAATCAATGCCGCTATTTCTGTGGTATCCGCACTTGCTTAAGGAAAACAAATGACCCAATTGACACTCGACCAACTAAAACAACTATTGCCAAAAAATCCGTATGTCGACCACTGGCATCGTGCATTGGCACAGTTATTGCCCGACTACGAAATTAATACACCACAACGCATTGCCGCCTTTATTGCACAATGCGCTCACGAATCTGGTGGTTTTACTGCATTGAAAGAGAATTTGAATTATCGTGCGGAAACACTACGCAAGATTTTTCCAAAGTATTTTCCAAATGATGAAATTGCAAAACAATATGCATCATTGCCAAACAAACAAGAAGCTATTGCAAACAAAGTTTATGCAAGTCGCATGGGTAATGGCGATGAAGCTTCTGGTGATGGATGGAGATATTGCGGTCGTGGTTTAATTCAACTGACTGGTAAGAACAACTATCAAGCATTTGCAGATAGTATTGAAACACCTGTTGAACAAGTACCAGAATACCTTGCCACATTTGAAGGTGCAGCACAGTCTGCTTGTTGGTTTTGGGAATCAAACAATCTCAATAAATGGGCAGATACAGGTGACATTAAAGAATTAACACGCAGAATCAATGGTGGTTACATTGGTTTGGAAGACCGCATTAAACATTATGAACACGCTCTACATGTAATGGGCGGTCATTAATGAACTGGTTGAATAGTTTGTTATCTGATGGACATAATGGTACCGTCAGTAGTAAAAGAGTTATAACTATGTTGGCATTTTTATTATGTGCCTTTGGATTTGTTGCCGATGTTTATGGTTACAAAATAACTCCATCACTATTCGATTCTATGATATATCTTGTAATTGCTGGATTAGGTTTTACCGCCTCCGAAAAATTTGCCAAAAAGGAAGAACAAAAATGAAAAAATTAATCGTTGCCTCAATGTTGTCACTCTTTGCAGTATCATCTATGGCTGAAGCAGAAATAAAAGAAGTTTGTAAAAACAAGGTAGATGCCAAAGGCCAAGTTGTAAAGGGTAAAGATGGCAAACCTGTGCAAGAATGTAAAAAAATTAAAGTGCATAAGAAGTTAGAAGGCACTCCGGTTCCTGAAAAGAAGAAGTAATGTTACCTGACGAACAAAAAGTTCACGAATTAGAATTGAAAGTTGGTCTGCTTGGCAAAGATGTTGAGCAGACCGACCGTCTTTGTGAAAAACTTTCTGAATCAATTGCAAAGATACAGGAACTAAATGTAAACATCATGCAAATGATTACTTTACATGAACAGAGACATGAACAACATGAGAAAGTAGAAGCAGAAGTGAAAAACGATATTAAAGACTTACATGACCGAATTGACCAAGTAGAAAGACATATTTCTGCTCGTATTGATGCTCTTCGTAATGACTTAATGAATCACAAACAACAAGATAAAGGTCGTATACCTGAAATGTTGGCTGAGATTGAAAAGTATAAGTGGATGATTTTAGGCGGCGCACTTGCCTTAGGTTGGTTAATTGGCAATGTCGATTTGACTATGTTAGGTAAACTTTTAAAATAGTAGTTGCATTTTTCTGTGAAATCTGTTATATTATGAATCTATGTCTCTTCCTATTGAATCTAAGTATGTAAGGTTAATTTCTTCCCGTTTGCGTAATTTCAAACAGAAGAAAGATTACCTTTGGAATTTCTCTTGCCCTATTTGTGGTGATTCTCAAAAGAACAAAACAAAGGCAAGAGGTTATGTATTTCCTAAAGGCAACAATCTATTCTATCGTTGCCATAACTGCGGAGTAAGTATAAGTGTTGGAAACTTCATTAAGGCCGTTGACGAATCTTTATACAAGGAATTTGTCCTCGAAAAATATAAATCAGGTGAAACCAATAACACCCGTAGTGCGAACACAATCCTCAACATACCCTCGCCGAGATTTGATAAACTCGACAAACAAAAAGTATTCGAACACGCAGAATGGGTTGACAAACTCCCAAGTGGACATTTTTGTTTAGTATATTGTGTTAAAAGGCAGATTCCTTCTAATATATTAAGCAAATTATTATTCACACCTCATTACAAACAATTCTGTGATACCTTAGTACCAAATCATGGTAAAACAATCGTTGATGATGCAAGGCTTGTAATCCCATTTTATGATGAGTATAATGAGTTAATTGCAGTTTCTGGTCGTGCATTAGAAACTGGTGACAAAACACTCCGATATATCACATTGCGAACTAATGATTCGCAGGACAAATTAATTTTTGGTATGGACAGAGTTGACTTAAATCAAACTGTGAAAATTGTTGAAGGTCCTGTTGACAGTCTATTTCTCAAAAATTGTATTGCTTCTGGTGACGCCAATTTGGTTTTATGTGCCGATGCCATTTCATCAGATAAAATAGTTTTAATCTTTGACAATGAACCCCGTAACAAAGAAATTGTAAAGATGATGCAAAATGCAATCGGGTTGAAGTATGATGTAGTAATATGGCCTGATACTATCGGCGGAAAAGATATAAATGAAATTATTTTATCCGGAAAGTCTCAGGATGAGATAGAAGAAATTATAAGTAGTAACACATTCAGAGGCATTGAGGCGCAGTTAAAATTCAATATGTGGAAGAAGGTTTAATATGAAGGTTGAGTTGATTAGTTATTCACAGCCTGCGGAGTATTTCGCAGAAAACACAACCGAGTTGGTTGCTTTTTGTGCAAGGGTGTCGAACCCTGGCAATCAATCGAATAAAGATACAAGTGAGAAGTTAATTCGTTATCTCATCAAGAATCAACATTGGTCGCCACTTGAAATGGTGAACATGTGTTTAGAAATCGAAACCACAAGGGATATAGCAAGACAAATGTTGCGTCATCGTAGTTTTTCTTTCCAAGAATTTTCACAACGATACGCAGACCCAACCAAAGACTTGGCCTTTGTTCTCAGAGAAGCAAGATTACAAGACCCAAAAAATAGACAAAACAGTATTGAATTAGATGGTACATTGGGTCAGGCCTTAATTAGTGATGAATGGATGTTTAAACAAAAAGAACTCGTTGCACACGCCATAGAAGTTTATAATTGGGCAGTCGCAAAAGGTATCGCAAAAGAACAAGCCAGAGCAGTCCTGCCAGAAGGCAACACAGTTTCTCGTTTGTATATGAACGGAACATTGCGTAGTTGGATACACTACATACAACTCCGTTCCGCAAACGGCACACAGAAAGAACACATGCAAATAGCACAGAAATGTGCTGAAGTAATCGCCAAAGTATTTCCGATGGCGAAAGAGTTTGTAGAAAAACAATAATAAAATTTGGAGTATTATACATGTCTGATATCGTTCATGGCATCAAGGTCGACTATTCTCGGGATAATCTGTTTGATGAATTAGGAATTAAAAGGTTAAAAGAAAGTTATATGAGAGAGGACGAAACCTCTCCACAAGAAAGGTTTGCATATGTCTCTAAACATTTTGGGTCGTCTAGTGAACACTCGCAAAGGTTATATGAGTATAGCTCTCGACATTGGCTTTCTTATTCTACTCCCATTTTATCTTTTGGTCGGTCTAAGCGTGGTCTTCCTATTTCATGTTTTCTTCCATATTTGGATGATTCTGCGGAAGGGTTGGTTGATTGTTTGGCGGAAGTTAACTGGTTATCAATGCTAGGAGGTGGTGTTGGAATCGGTATTGGTATTCGTTCAGCTGATGACAAAAGTGTTGGGGTTATGCCTCATCTACGCACTTATGACGCTTCTTCTCTCGCTTACCGGCAAGGTAGGACTCGCAGAGGTTCTTACGCCGCTTATCTTGATGTTTCCCATCCTGATATTCTTATTTTTTTAGAGATGCGTAAACCAACTGGTGACCAAAACATGCGTTGCCAGAATTTGCACCATGGCATTAACATCACAGATGATTTCATGCGATTGATTGAAAAGTGTATGTTAGAACCCGATGCAGATGATACATGGGAACTCAAAGATCCTCATAGTGGTGAGGTGCGTGATACAATTCCTGCTCGTGAAATGTGGCAAAGAATTTTAGAAATTCGTATGCAAACAGGCGAACCATATTTACATTTCATCGACACAAGTAATCGTATGATGCCAGAGTTTCAAAAGAAACTTGGACTATCAATTAAACAATCTAATTTGTGTAGTGAAATTATTTTACCAACAGATAAAGAGAGAACAGCCGTATGTTGCCTTTCATCGGTCAATTTAGAATACTATGACGAATGGAAAGATGACCCATTATTCCTTCGTGATGTAGCAGAAATGCTTGACAATGTATTACAGTATTTTATTGATAATGCACCAGACACCGTTCAACGAGCAAAATACTCTGCTACAATGGAAAGAAGTATTGGCATTGGTGCTTTAGGTTATCATGCTTATCTACAAAAAAATAATATTCCGTGGGAATCAGCACAAGCAACAGGCGCAAATTTGAAAATGTTTAAGCACATCAGAGCGTATTTGGATCAAGCAAACATATATCTAGGAAAACAAAGAGGTGAAGCACCTGATGCCAAAGGCACAGGCCAAAGGTTTTCACATATGCTTGCTATTGCTCCTAATGCTAGTTCATCAATCATCATGGGTAATACCTCTCCTTCTGTTGAGCCATTTAGAGCTAACGCATACAGACAGGACACATTAAGTGGTTCACATTTGAATAAAAACAAATATCTGGATAAGATTATTAAGGAGAAATGTGATGCAGACAAAAAGCTCGACTACAATGAGATTTGGTCATCAATCATCGCAAATGACGGAAGTATTCAACACCTCGACTTTCTTGATGAATGGCAAAAAGATGTGTATAAAACCTCAATGGAAATCGACCAAAGATGGATTGTGGACCATGCAGCTAACAGACAAAGTTACATTGACCAAGCGCAGTCTATCAATCTCTTTTTTAGACCAGATGTTAATGTAAAATATCTCCATGCGGTTCACTATCAGGCATGGAAACAAGGATTAAAAACATTATATTATTGTCGTAGTGAAAAATTGGCAAAGGCTGATAAAGTCGCCAAGAAAATTGAAAGACAAGTAATAGAAGAAATCGACCTAAAACAATTGGCATCTGAAGAAGTTTGCCTAGCATGCGAAGGATAAAAAATGGTAAAAATAAAAAGCAACTTAATGCATGAAAGACAGAGTTTTAAACCCTTTCACTATCCATGGGCATATGAAGCATGGTTAAAACACGAACAGATTCATTGGTTGCATACCGAAGTTCCAATGTTGGAAGATGTAAAAGATTGGAAGAATAGATTGACACCAAGTGAGAAACAATTTCTTACACACATCTTCCGTTTCTTCACACAAGGTGATGTGGATGTGGCAGGTGGATATGTAAAGAATTATCTACCATATTTCCCACAACCAGAAGTTCGCATGATGTTATTAGGCTTTGCGGCTCGTGAAGCACTACACATTGCGGCCTATTCACACCTCATAGAAACATTGGGTCTACCAGATACCATGTATAATCAATTTTTAGAGTATGATGCAATGAAACAGAAACACGATTATGTGTTAGATATTTCGGATCAAAATTCTACAAAACAAAATACAGCCAAACATATTGCCGTGTTCTCAGCATTTACAGAAGGTATGCAATTGTTCTCATCATTCATTATGTTGTTGAACTTCCCACGCAATGGCACAATGAAAGGCATGGGTCAAATCGTTACATGGTCAATCGTTGATGAAAC